TTATCTGGATTCACCAAATAAAGAAGCGGGGTCTATCAATACTCCATTTCTTTTAATCGGTTTATCCGGGAAGTTCTGATAATATCGCTTATCAGGAATTTATGATAAGCGCTATATCGAGCAGGTTGGGAATGCGGATGGTGTATTTCTTTTACGCGATGGTGCCGAATTAAAGTACCATGACGTACCGGAGGTGACCACAGATGAGTAAGCTCACCCTTGGCTCCCTCTTTGATGGGAGCGGCGGGTTTCCGTTGGGTGGCCTGCTCTGCGGCATCGAGCCGTTGTGGGCAAGCGAGATAGAGCCGTTTCCCATACGAGTCACCACCAAGCGGATACCAAAAATGAAGCATTACGGTGACATATCCAGCCTAAACGGTGGGAATCTGCCACCCGTAGATATAATAACCTTCGGCTCACCCTGCACCGATATGTCGGTTGCCGGAAAAAGAGCCGGTTTGGACGGTAGCCAATCCGTCTTTTTTTATGAAGCAATTCGAATTATCAAGGAAATGAGGTGCAAAACTGATGGACGATATCCAAGGTATGCAGTCTGGGAAAATGTACCCGGCGCATTCAGTTCAAACAAGGGGGCCGACTTCAAGGCAGTCCTCGAAGCGGTCGCTGGGGTCTGCGAACCGTCCTCCGAGGTGCCTGCGCCTGAAAACGGTCGATGGCCTTACGCAGACATACTTTTGGGAAACGGATGGAGCTTGGCATACAGAACTATTGACGCGCAATACTTCGGAGTACCCCAACGCCGCCGCAGAATCTTCCTTGTCGCAGATTTTGCAGGCACAAGTGCCGGAGACATACTATTTGAGTGCAAAGGCGTGTCAAGGAATTTTACGCCGTGCGGCAGCCCGTGGCAAAGAACTGCCGGAGATGCTCAAAAATGCACTGGAGCATCAGGCAATAGCGTGACCTGCCTTAACGACCAAGGCGGCTGTGTAATGTCGGTTTCTGAAAATGTGACTGCTACGCTCCGTGCCCAAGAACACGGGCATCAGCCTTGCGTTATGCAATCGAGCGGCTTTTGCACAGAACATAGCTCAAAAAGCCGTGGTGTAGGCTATGAAAGGGAAAAAAGCCCTACGCTTCGGGCAGGTGTTGTCCCCGGTGCGGTAATGTCATTTGAACCGGGCGCTGTTTCCCGTATCGGCGGCCATACTGATGAAAACTTAAGTGGATCTCTCCGTGCAAACATGGGAGACAACCAAACCGCTGTCGCGATTGAAAACCATCCCACGGACGGCCGGTGCAAAATAGTAACAGACGGAAAAGTGCAGACTCTTACCTCTCGTATGGGTACAGGTGGGATGAATGTTCCGCTTGTGATGGGCGAAAAGCCAAAAACACTCAAAATCCGTTCCGGCTGTGAAGGTGGCGGAAAAGGCGCGCTGGTGCAGGAGAATCTATCTGCAACCCTTGGATGCAATAACGACCAGACTGTTTTCGTGCCTACCGCTTACGGGATTTGTTCTAATGACAGCAACTCTATGAAGTCGGACAACCCACATAGCGGTATTTATGAAGCGATCACCTCTCGTACCATCGATGCCAACGGCGGGAATCCTGGGTGCAACCAAGGTGGTATCGCCGTCGTCGCACTCCAAGGCTCCATGATCGGCCGTGATGACAGGAACGGTCCCCAGGGTAGCGGCGTCAATGAGGACATTAGCTTCTCCCTCACCGCCGCAGACCGCCACGCCGTCGCATATGCCATGACTACGGGAGGCTTTGCACAAATCGAGGAAGGTGTCTCCCCCACATTGCTGTCCAGGGATTACAAGGATGCACCCGTTGTTGGCCATCCGACTTACGGCATTGACCGCGCAGCATTCAACCAAGGGCAGAATGCTATGTATAAGCCAGCTATCGAGGAAGAACAGCAACCTACGCTCACGGCAAAAGGACCGGGGGCTGTGGCGCAGCCCGCTTCGTTCTACCCGCAGATGAAGGCTGAAAGCCAATGTTTCTGGCAGGACGGTACGGCAAACACACTTGTTAACGGAACCACCCCCGGCCATCATAACGGGGTTTTAGAACCGGGTTACATCGTCCGTAGGCTTACGCCAACAGAATGTGTCCGGTTGCAAGGTTTCCCGGATGGCTGGTGCGATAACCTTGAAACCTTAAATCCAACGGAGGAAGAAATCTCGTTCTGGACTGATGTATGGGAAACCCACCGTCTCATTACCGGCACAAGCAGTAAAACGAAAACAAGGAAGCAAATCATCAAGTGGCTTCTCGACCCGCATTCCGATTCTGCTGAATATAAGATGTGGGGCAACGGAGTGGCTCTGCCATGCGTATGCTTCGTGCTGATGGGCATTGTATTGTCTGCACAAGAAACCGCCGAATGACCGTATGCTATTCTCTACAGAAATCGCTCAAAATGACTTGCTTTTTACAGCGTTTAGAGTGATGTATGTAATACCGAAGCCGGAGAACCCGGCTCAAAGAAAGGTGGTATGAAAAATGCAGATTAACTACAATGTAACCGGCAGCGAACGCAAAAGACTGGTGACGTCCATCGCTGAAATCACGGGGTCTGAAGTGAAATATAAAGGCGCCCCGACTTTCGCCTATGAGGTGGACTGCTTCAATATCAACAAGAACGGTGTCCTTGCCTTTGATGACCGTGCTGACAGAGGAAAAATCAAGAATATCATTGACAAGCTCGCCGAGCGCGGCTTTGAGTGTGTGACACAAGATAATGCTGAGGATAGCGGTGATGACATTGGCCTGTGCGTCGAGATGCCAAGGTCGTCTTTTAGCGACACAGCCCTTGAAAACCTTAAGCGGCTGGTGGAAAGCAAAGCAGCACTGTTCAAGAAAGCATTCGGTGTTCCAACCCTCGCCCTTGTGATTTTGGAAGACAAGGTCAGGTTTCCGTGGTTTCCTGACGGGACGGACGCTGAAGCGGTCAAGGCTTACACTCACTTTGTTACAGCCCTTTGCGAGATGGCCAAAACCCAGAAAAGGGTCAACGCAACCGAAAAGTCAGTGGACAACGAGAAGTACGCCTTCCGCTGCTTCCTCCTCCGACTTGGTTTCATCGGCGAAGAATATAAGGCTGAAAGGAAAATCCTTCTTTCAAAGTTGACCGGTAGCTCGGCGTTCAAAAACAAGACTTCAGGAGGTGGCCATGATGAGTAATTTCCCAGCAAGAGAAACTGTTGAGCGCCTGCGGAAACAATACCCAATCGGCTGCCGTGTGGAACTTGTCCGTATGAACGATGTTCAGGCACCATCAATCGGAACGAAAGGCACCGTTGTCGGCGTCGACGATGCGGGCAGCATCATGGTCCGCTGGGATAACGGTTCTTCCTTGAACGTAGTTTATGGCGAAGACATATGCCGGAGAATCGAGGAGGACAGCCATGGACAGTAAAGTTAGGGAGCAGATACTCGCCATCCGCGAAACGGGTGAGACTAATATGTTCGATGTGCCGAAGGTGCAGGAAATCGCATTACGTGAAGGTTACCACGAACTAGCTGTTTATCTTGCGGAAAACAAGGCAGCATATGCCCGGTTCATCCTCACAGGCGATGAGGAATAAATAACAAAACGCCAATAAGAAAACAGTGCCGTTAATTGCCTCTTCTGAAGGAACGGCTCTGTTTCTCATACTGATAGGTTTTAAAGGCTTGCTTGATGCAGGTCTATTTTTATGCCCGAAAGGAGGCGGCGGCTATACGAAAACTCAAGAAATACGCACCCACACGGTTCAAGTCTGCGGCTTCGGTATATGACAAGCCTGCCGCCGACTACGCTGTGTCCTTTATTCAAGCACTCTGCCACACCAAAGGAACATGGGCGGGAAAGCCCTTTGAATTGATCGACTGGCAGGAGCAAATTATCAGAGATGTGTTCGGAACATTAAAACCCAACGGTTATCGGCAGTTTAACACGGCATATGTGGAGATACCCAAGAAGATGGGCAAAAGTGAGCTTGCGGCGGCTGTAGCCCTGTTGCTCACCTGCGGGGATAACGAGGAACGCGCCGAGGTTTACGGCTGTGCCGCAGACAGGAACCAGGCTTCCATTGTTTTCAACGTAGCGGCGGATATGGTGCGGATGTGTCCGGCATTATCCAAGCGCGTTAAAATCCTTGATTCACAGAAAAGGCTTATCTATCTGCCGACAAGCAGCATATACCAGGTCTTGTCAGCCGATGTCGGGAACAAGCACGGCTTCAACACCCACGGCGTGGTGTTCGATGAGCTGCATACCCAGCCAAACCGGAAGCTTTACGATGTCATGACCAAGGGAAGCGGCGACGCCCGGATGCAGCCACTTTATTTCCTGATTACAACCGCCGGGGACAATCAGAACAGCATTTGCTGGGAAGTACACCAAAAGGCTCTGGATATCATAGACGGCAGAAAGAATGACCCCACCTTCTATCCCGTCATTTACGGTGCCTCTGCCGAAGACGACTGGGCGGACCCAAAGGTGTGGAAAAAAGCAAACCCGTCGCTCGGTATTACCGTCAGCATGGATAAAGTCAAGGCGGCGTTTGAATCGGCAAGGCAAAATCCGGCTGAAGAGAACAGTTTCAGGCAACTGAGATTGAACCAGTGGGTAAAGCAGGCTGTGCGCTGGATGCCGATGGACAAGTGGGACGCCTGTGCCTTTGCGGTCGATCCGGAATCCCTGCGGGGGCGTGTCTGTTACGGCGGACTTGACCTCTCCTCTTCTACCGACATCACGGCGTTCGTTTTGGTCTTCCCTCCCCTTGACGAAGAAGACAAGTACATCGTACTCCCTTTCTTCTGGATACCCGAGGACAACATCGACCTGCGAGTCAGGCGAGACCATGTGAATTATGATGTCTGGAAAAGGCAGGGGTTTTTGAAAACCACCGAAGGCAATGTGGTTCATTACGGCTTCATCGAAACATTTATCGAGGAACTCAGCATGAAATATAACATCCGTGAGATTGCCTTTGACCGTTGGGGCGCGATTCAAATGACGCAGAACCTTGAAAACCTCGGTTTCACGGTCGTGCCGTTCGGACAGGGTTTTAAAGATATGTCCCCTCCCACCAAGGAACTGATGAAGCTGACCTTGGAACAAAAAATCGCCCACGGCGGGCATGCGGTACTTCGGTGGATGATGGACAACATTTATATCCGCACCGACCCTGCCGGAAACATAAAAGCCGATAAAGAAAAGTCCACAGAGAAAATTGACGGTGCTGTGGCAACCATAATGGCGCTCGACCGTGCTATCCGCTGCGGCGGAGAACCAGGTGCTTCCGTTTATGACGGTCGGGGGCTTCTTATTTTGTAACAAAGGAGAGTGATGCATATGGGGCTATTTACAGGCATTTTTAAAGCCCGTGACAAACCGCAAGACAGAACTACAGGTAGCAGTTATAGCTTCTTTTTCGGAGGTACAACAAGCGGCAAACCGGTAAACGAACATACGGCAATGCAGATGACTGCGGTTTATTCCTGTGTGAGGATACTGGCAGAGGCGGTGGCGGGGCTTCCCCTTCACCTGTATAAATACACTGCGAGCGGCGGTAAGGAGAAAGCACTCTCTCACCCGCTGTATTTTTTGCTGCACGATGAACCAAACCCGGAGATGAGTTCCTTTGTTTTCCGCGAGACGTTGATGACCCACCTCCTGTTATGGGGCAACGCCTATGCTCAGATTATACGAAATGGCAAAGGCGAAGTCATCGCACTATACCCGCTGATGCCAAACCGTATAACGGTGGATCGGGATGCAAACGGCAAGCTGTATTACCTCTACTCAAGGACAGCGGAGGATGTACTTATCTTAAGCAATCAATCCAGCCAAGTTGTCCTAAGTCCGGCGGATGTTCTGCATATACCGGGTCTTGGCTTTGATGGATTAGTTGGCTACTCACCCATCGCTATGGCCAAGAATGCTATCGGAATGGCAATTGCCTGCGAGGAGTATGGTGCGAAGTTTTTCGCCAACGGCGCCGCTCCCGGTGGTGTCTTGGAGCATCCGGGTGTTGTAAAGGACCCGGCAAAGGTGCGCGAAAGTTGGAATACGGTCTATCAGGGAAGCAGCAATTCCCATCGGGTGGCTGTCCTGGAAGAAGGCATGAAGTATCAGGCAATCGGTATCTCGCCGGAGCAAGCACAGTTTTTGGAGACAAGGAAGTTTCAGATTAATGAAATTGCCCGGATTTTTCGTGTACCCCCGCATATGGTTGGGGACCTCGAGAAGTCAAGCTTTTCTAATATTGAGCAGCAGTCGCTGGAGTTCGTGAAATACACCTTAGACCCCTGGGTGATTCGTTGGGAGCAGGCAATCAGCCAGGCGCTTCTGCGGGCTGATGAAAAGAAGCTCCATTTTGCCAAGTTTAATGTGGATGGGCTGCTCCGAGGTGATTATGTTTCCCGGATGAACGGTTATGCAACCGCCAGACAGAACGGTTGGATGAGCGCCAATGACATCCGGGAGCTGGAGAACCTTGACCGGATACCGGTTGAGTTTGGCGGAGACTTATACCTTATCAACGGCAACATGACCAAACTCGCGGATGCGGGCATATTTGCAAATAAAAAAGGATTGGAGGAAAAAACCGAATGAAGAAGTTTTGGAACTGGGTGCGCGATTCTGATACAGAGTCACGCACCCTCTACTTAAACGGTGCTATTGCTGAGGAGAGTTGGTTTGAAGATGATGTAACCCCTGCGGCCTTTAAAGCAGAGCTTATGAGCGGCGAAGGTGACATCGTTGTTTGGATTAACTCTCCCGGTGGCGATTGCATTGCGGCATCACAGATTTACACCATGCTGATGGATTACAAGGGCAACGTCACCATAAAGATTGACGGTATTGCAGCATCCGCAGCATCAGTCATCGCGATGGCAGGTACGGAAGTCTTAATGTCCCCCACCTCCCTCATGATGCTCCATAATCCCTTCACGATAGCCATTGGCGACAGTGAGGAGATGCAAAAGGCAATCGGGATGCTGGATGAGGTAAAGGAAAGCATCATCAATGCCTATGAAATCAAGACCGGCTTGTCAAGGACAAGGCTCTCGCATCTGATGGACGCAGAGACCTGGCTAAATGCCAATAAGGCAATTGAGCTTGGATTCGCCGACGACATTATGTTCAAGCCGGGCGAAAGCCCACCGCAAGACAGCTTTGTATTCAGCAGAAGGGCAGTCGCCAACTCGCTGATGGATAAGCTGAAAAAACCGAGTTTAAAACAGTCGACCGAGCCGCTTTATGAGCGGCTTAATTTATTAAAATATTAGGAGGATACCAAAATGAGTAAAATTCTTGAACTGCGTGAAAAGCGCGCAAAAGCATGGGAAGCAGCAAAGGCATTTCTTGATTCAAAACGCGGCAGTGACGGGCTTGTTTGTGCAGAAGATGCCGCAACCTACGACAAAATGGAGGCAGACATTGTTAACCTCGGCAAGGAAATCGCCCGCCTGGAACGTCAGGAATCCCTTGAGGCAGAGCTTAATAAGCCTGTGAATATACCCCTTACCGGGAAACCTGCTATGCCCGGAATGGATATCAAAACCGGTAGAGCCGGTGATGAGTACAAAATGGCATTCTGGAATGTCATGCGCAGCAAAAACCCCCGACACGATGTGTTAAATTCTCTATCGATTGGGACTGATTCCGAGGGCGGATATCTTGTTCCCGACGAATTTGAACGCACCTTGATCCAGACCCTTGAGGAAGAGAACGTGTTCCGTAAGCTTGCAAAGATTATCCAGACTTCAAGCGGTGACCGGAAGATTCCGGTTGTGGTAACAAAAGGTACTGCGGCTTGGCTTGATGAAGGTGAGGAATTTGACGAGAGCGATTCTGTTTTCGGGCAGACATCCATCGGGGCCTATAAGCTTGGCACCATGATTAAGGTTTCTGATGAACTCCTTAATGACAGTGTGTTTAATCTGGAGAGCTATATTTCCACTGAGTTCGCCCGCAGAATCGGTGCAAAGGAAGAAGAAGCATTCCTTGTCGGGGATGCGGACGGAAAGCCTACTGGTATTTTTGCCGCGACCGGAGGTGCGCAGATTGGTATTACTTCGGGAACTGCAACAGCCATTACCGCCGATGAGATTATCGACCTTGTCTATTCGTTAAAAGCCCCGTACAGGAAAAATGCGGTGTTTTTGATGAACGATGCGACGGTCAAAGCAATTCGCAAGCTTAAAGACGGCCAGGGGCAGTATCTGTGGCAGCCTTCCCTGACTGCCGGAACACCGGATACCTTGCTGAACCGCCCGGTTTATACTTCCGCTTATGCACCGACTCTTGAAGCCGGAGCGAAGACCGTTGCATTCGGTGATTTCGGGTATTACTGGATTGCCGACAGGCAGGGGCGTTCCTTCAAACGTTTGAACGAGCTCTTTGCAACCACAGGTCAGGTTGGCTTTCTTGCCAGCCAGCGTGTGGACGGCAAGCTTATTCTTCCCGAAGCCATTAAAGTGCTCCAGCAGAAGGCGTAAATGAATATCGAGGCAGGCAGTCTATGAAGGCTGCCTGCCGGACTTTAGGAGGTTAAAACAATGGGATATAACACGAAGAACTACACCGAACAAGGCGGAGAAAAGACCGTTATCGGTGGTGAACTAAAAATTAATACGGGTGGCAGGGTCACTTTCGGCGGGACATCCATGAAACCGGTAGCCGGTCAAGCCGACAGTGCTGCAACCACTGTTGCCGGTCTAAAAGATGACTTTAATGCTCTTCTGGCAAAGTTACAAGCCGCAGGGCTTATGGAACGTGCCATTATTTCAGTGGCAGAAGACAGTGTTACGGACAATAAAATCAACACCCTTACGACCTATACCAATGTCAGCGGGTTTTCAGACCACTGGGTCACTGATGCCATCATTGCCTTGTCGGAGCTTATCCCCGCAGGCACAAAAGTTACTATCAACAACCCTGCTATCGGCGGTACCCATTATACCGTTGCCGCCCCCACTCGCATGCTTTGGTTAAGTGACGTAATTAAAGGGCAAAACGAAGCGGTGGCCACCCGAAACAAACTTAATCTGCATACAACCCAGGCTTTTGACTTTACCGTCAGCGGATTGGAAGAAGACCTTACCACAGACATCACATTCCAGGTTGTCATAGCAGCTGGCTCGGGCCTTGCCGGAACACAGCAAAGCCAGAAAGATTTCGGGGATTATGTTGTGCTGACCACCGGCACTTTGGTAGGTGTGACCTTCAAAGCGGATGAAGACCTGTAACGAAGGGAGGTGGGCGCAGTGGTAGTCACACTTGAAGATACAAAAGCCTGGCTCAGGGTCGACACCGAAACGGAAGATGCGCTCATCGAAGGCTTGATTGAAACGGCGGAGGAACTGGTAGAAGGCATCCTCCGCTTTTCTTTGAGCGAGTTTACAGATGAAGTGCCCGAACCAGTCAAGCATGCCATCTATTATGCTGTTTCCAAGCTATACGAGGAGAGAAACGAGCTCAATAGCCATGAGCTGACCGATGTGCTCAAAGCCCTTCTCTTTTCCTACAGGAAGGTGGAGTGGTGATGAAAATAGGAAAACTACGGCATCGGGTAAAAATCCAAGCATACACCGCCGGTAGGGACAGCTTTGGCAGTGAAGAGCCTGTTTGGACTGATGTGGCAACGGTCTGGGCCAGCGTTACCCCTGTCTCCGGTAAGGAATATTTTGCATCCGCACAAGTCAATACAGAAATTTCGACAAAAATCACCATGCGGTATATAAGCGGAATCACCCCGAAAATGCGGGTAGTTTTTGATGCACGCATCTTTGAGATCATATCAGTACTGAATTTTGAAGAACGGGGTATCGAGCTTAATCTTATGTGCAAGGAGAGTGTTCCGGATGGCTAAGCGGGTACGTGTAAAACAATTAAAAACGCATATTGTCGGCATGGATGAAGTCATCAAGCTGATACAGAAAATGGGTGATGCGGCGGCGGATGCCTTGAACAAAGCTTCGAAAGCCGGAGCAGACATTGTTCTGTCCAAAGCCAAGCAAAAGGTCCCGGTTGATACCGGTAAGCTCAGAGACAGCTTGGTACTTAAAAAGAGCAAGGTTAAAAACGCTAACATCAAGAGCGAGTATTATGTTACGAAAAAAAGCGGTGCGAAGCATTTTGTGCCGGTGGAACTGGGGACATCCAAAATGCAGGCACAGCCCTTCCTCCGCCCGGCTGTTGATGAGAATAAAAGCAGCGTGGCAAAGAAGGTAAACGAAGAAATGTTAAAGGCGATCGGGAGGGTTACGTGATGAGACTTGAGGAAGCTGTAAGCAGCTATTTACAAACTAAACTAAACAACGCGCTATACCCTTTTCTGCTGCCGCAAAAATGTGATCTTCCATCTGTAGTCTATTTCCCAGTTTCGGTGGAGCGGCTGCACAGCCTTATTGCGGATACCGGCTTTGTCAAGCAACGGCTGCAGTTTAACTGCTTTGCCAAGACCTATAAGAAAGCAGTGGAAACAGCAAATATAATCCAAACAGCGCTGCAAAACTACTCCGGCGATATGTCAGGACTGAATATCGGCGGTGTGCTGATGTTGGATGAATCTACAAACTATGAATCGGATACCAAAGTTTACTCGGTATCCTTGGAATTTGAATTTCAATTTGAGGAGGTATAACAATATGGCTATAGCAGGAAAAAGCGGTAAATTGGGGCTTGGTGCCAACACCGTCGTTGATGTCAGCAGCTGGTCATTGGAACTGGGTGCGGACACCCTCGATGTAACTGCCCTCGGTGATGATTGGAAAAAGTTCATCGCCGGACTAAAAGAATGGTCAGCATCGGCAGAAGGCTTTTATTCGGTGCACACTGATGCAACCGGACAAAAGGCACTGCAGGATGCTTACTTAAACAGCACGGAAGTGTCGCTCAAACTCTTTGTAAATGCCACAAACTATTATTCCGGGAGTGCCTATATTTCAGGAATGTCCGTAGAAGACCCGGTGGATGATACAGTGAGCATTTCCTTTGAGTTTCAAGGCACCGGTGCTCTTTCTTACAACTAAGGCGGTGATGGATTATGGCTATTTCAGGCAAGGTTGGCGCTGTGTTTCTTCAAACCGAAGAAGCACCGGCAGCATTTATTAAGGAAGCAACCGTGGCAAATGCAGAAAGAACGATTTACACCATTGAGAATGACGACTGCAGATATTTGGACAAACACTCCCCTGTTTTGGTGTATGTTAACGACGTTGCAATAAGCACCGGATATTTGGTGGAGCACCTTGGCGGGGCTGTGAGGTTTACATCTGCGCTGGACGAAGAAGATGAAGTGACGGTCAGCGGCAAAAGCATCGAAGTGGATCAGGCCGGTGGCTTTTTTAACTGGAGTGCTGAACTATCGGCGGATACTGCCGATGTTACCACATTTGAAAGCAGTGGCTGGAAGAAAAACCTGCCGACCATGAACGGATTTTCCGCTTCTGCGGAAAGCTACTGGGCGGATGAGCGCTTATCGGTACGGCTTGGCCAGGAGGTAATCGTGGCTCTGTATCTTGATACGGGCACCAACAAAAAACGGTATGAGGGCTATGCACTCATTTCAGGTGACAGCATCGAATTATCGGTCGACGATGTGGTCAATGAGAGCATTGAGTTTGAGGGCAGCGGCCGGCTCTATTATAGGGAGGATTAAAACCATGAAACAAGGTATAACCATAGAACTTGATAAACCAAGGACGCTTCGGTATGGAATGAACGCTTTGATTAAGATCGAGGAATTAACCGGGAAGAATCTCACGAAGCTTGACCTCGATAATATATCCATCAAAGACCTGCGGACTATAGTCTATGCAGGTCTTTTTCATGAGGATAAGGATTTGACCCCGGAGAAATGTGCGGATCTGATTGACGAGTACAGCGATATCGGAACAGTTGCAGAGAAACTGGGTGAAGCCATGACCCTGGCATTTGGTGCAAAGTCGGGAAACCCCAAGGCGATGGAGACGGCAAAGAAATAGGCTTTGACGAGCTGTTTTCCATCGCCACAAAGAAATTAAAAATGCGTCCGGCTGATTTCTGGGAATTGACACCCCTTGAACTGAGACTCCGGCTTGAGGGTTATGCAGAGGAAAAAGCAGAGCATAGACAAGAGCTTTTATATCTTGCCTGGCATATAGAAGCCTTTGCAAGACAAAAGCGCCTTCCCGGTCTTAAGAAAATACTTAAAGACAGCGGGATAAATAAAAAGACACGAAGCCGTCTTTCGACGGAGCAATTAATGAAGATAGCTCAAAGCAAGGGGCTAAAAGTACCAATGAAATGGAGGTGATGGGATGGCGGTACTTCGTAATGTCGTAGTAAAAATTGGTGCGGATATATCAGAGCTACAAAAGAGCTTAAATGAAGCTTCAAAGAGCCTGGACAAAGCGGGTAAAACTCTAACATCTATCGGTGGGACATTAACGAAAGGTCTGACCCTTCCCATCGCAGCCGCTACCACAGGGGTCTTTAAGCTTGGTATGGATTTTAAAGACTCGTTCGACAAAATCCGCATCGGGACCGGTGCAACCGGGGATGCCTTGGAAGACTTGAAAAATGATTTCAAGGCGGTCTATTCATCCGTCCCAGCTGGCATGGCTGATGTAAGTACCGCCATTTCTGACCTTAATACGAGGACAGGACTTGCCGGAAAGCCGCTACAGGAGTTGTCGACCCAAATGCTAAACCTCTCCAGGATTAGCGGTGAGGATTTATCAGGCATGATCGCAAACTCCTCCCGCCTTTTCGGCGACTGGAGCGTTGCGGCAGATGATACCGCAGGTACCATGGATTATCTTTTCAAGGTATCTCAAAGCACCGGTATCGGCTTTAATGATCTGAACGCAAAGCTCGTGCAGTTCGGTGCTCCCCTTCGCCAGATGGGCTTTGACCTCGAAACTTCTGCGGCTATGCTCGGTAAATTTGAAAAAGAAGGTGTCAATACCGAACTGGTTCTTGGTGGTCTTCGTATTGCTTTGGGGAAGATGGCCAAAGAAGGCATTACGGACACCAAGGCGGCTTTGGAGGAAGTCACCAAAAGAATCAAGGACGCAGGCTCTACCGGTGAAGCAAATGCCATCGCCCTTGAAATGTTCGGTGCAAGGATCGGCCCGGATATGGCGGCAGCCATCAGAGAAGGTCGGTTTGAACTATCAGAGCTTGTTTCCACTCTGCAAACCAGCAGCGAAACCATAAACGGAGCTGCTTTTGAGACAATGGACTTTACCGAGCAGCTTACCCTGATGAAAAATAAGGCGGCAGTTGCCCTTGAGCCACTGGGGTCTTCCCTTATGCAGGCCATTAACTCGGCAATGCCTGCAATTGAGAGACTCCTCGGCAAATTAACCGGGTTGGTTGAATGGTTCACGAACCTTGACAGCGGATCACAAAAGATGATTCTAACCTTCATTGGTATTGCTGCAGCGATAGGTCCTGCTTTGACTTTGATTGGAAAGTTGACAAGCGGTATCGGTTCAGCAGTCAATGTAGTGAAATGGCTGGCCGATGCCAATAATCTGGCGACCATAAAAACCATCGCCATGACTGTTGCACAAAAGGCTGCGGCGGCGGCACAGTGGCTTTTAAATGCAGCCATGTCGGCAAACCCAATCGGTATTATTATTGTAGCTATTGCCGCTCTGGTTGCAGGAATTATATATCTTTGGAACACCAATGAGGGTTTCAGGAATGCAGTGATTGCCATCTGGGAAGCAATAGTCAATGCCTTTAAGGCATCAATTGACTGGATAATAGGAGCCTTTAACAAAGTAGTGGATTTCATTAAAAACAACTGGCAGGCCATTTTGCTGTTTATCATCAACCCCTTTGCAGGGGCTTTTAAGTATCTGTACGACAACTGTGAAGGATTTAGGAACTTTATCAATAACCTGCTTGCTTCCATCGGGAAGTTCTTCACTGACCTTTGGAACAACATCAAGACCGCTGTTTCAAATATCTATACCGGCATTAAAAACACCTTTGACAACATCACAAGCTTTGTGACCGGCTTTATAAAAAACGCCGCGCAATGGGGTTTGAATCTGGTCAAGGGCATTGCTGATGGGATAAAAGCGGGTGTTAAATGGGTACAGGATGCCGTTTCCGGTGTAGCGGATGGGATAAAGAAATTTCTCGGCTTTTCATCTCCCACAGAAGAAGGTCCCGGTTCGAAATCCGATAAATGGATGCCTAATCTTTTTGAAATGTTGCAAAAAGGAATCAATGCAGGCATACCGGAGCTTAATGCATCTTTATCAGCTGCGATGAATCCTAATATTAGTGCTTCTACCGCCCTTGCAGTTCCCGGTGGCGGTTTAGGAGGAAGCATAAACATTACCATCACAGGCAACTACATCAGGGACGATGACGACATAGATGAAATTGCTGGGAAACTGGTCAGGAAACTAAAATTATTAGGAATTGAGTAACAAGGAGGTGGCGGATTGTTTTCATTACATGTGGCGGGAGTTGATAAAACAGGACTGATCAAAGCCCACTCTCTTCGCATCAAGCGTGCGGCAGAAGGACGAAACGAATGCGGATTTACACTCATCGCTCCCTATTCTACTTACAATCCTGCCATCGGTGCCGAGGTCATTGCAAGGCTTGACGGTTATGTCGTCTTTGGCGGTGTGATTAAGGAAAGAAGAATCCAAAGGCTAAACAAAAACGGCGTCATCTATTCTTCTGTTCAAGTCACCTGCCAGGGCTACAATCACATCCCCAAAAGAAGAACGGTACAGTATCGCCCGGACAATGTTTCAGCCGGTCATGCCGTACGCTACATGCTTGAAAATGTCCTATCGGATGAGGGTATCACCGAGGGGATTATCGAGGATGGAATTGCCTTGTTTGGCTATGATGCAGAGCTTAAGTCTGTGCGGGACATACTGGATGACCTTGCGCAAAGCTGCAGTTTTAAGTGGTATATTGACGACGAAAAGAAGCTGTTCTTCTTAAAGAGCGATACAGTTGATGACGCACCTTATCAAATCATAGAAAGCGGCGCAGAGTTTACCGATTTTTCAGAGGTGGAGGTTACAGACACCCTGGAAGGTTATCGTAACAAGCAGTTTGTCAGAGCCGGAGACCGCATTATCGTAAAGCAGAACGATACGGAAATATCGGCAAGGGCCGCGGTGGAAGGCGGTACCGGTGTCTATGGAGAGGTTGAGGAAAACACCAACGTTCAGGAAAGAGCGGACGCGGAGAATTTGGCTGAGGAGCTGCTCTTCAGATATGGCTCCCATGTTCCGGCAACCTTGCGGTTTAAAACCAACACTCATAGCTTTGATGCCGGGCAGCGGCTCTATGCAGACCTCCCCTCCTATGGTGCAATAGGGAGTTATTTAATTGAACAGGTGGATATATCGGATGCCGGAAAAGGCAGTTTACAGTTTCAAGTGTATGCCGTAAAAAAGAATTTTGAGAAGACCACAAAAAGGAAAGATACCTGGCAGGACTATTTTCAAAAGCTTGTGAAGAGTTCGCGTTATGGCAGCGGCAGTAACGAGGAAGGCGCAATCATCTATTCCAGCGATCCACTGGTTATCGATACTAATGAAAAAACGACACTAAACCTTTCCCCTACCGTATCTACGACCACCCACTTATACCTTGCTTTTACCATAACAGGCAATGCTACTGTTTCTTCACAGCTTCTAATCAAGCTTCAGTTTAATGGGGAAACGGTGCGGACATATAAGCACGTGTTAAACCAAGGCAACAATACCGTATCCGTCAGCACCATTATCACATCGGTAAGAGCCGGAAGCCACTCGGTCAGGCTGCTTTTGAGTATGGCCAGTGGAAACCTGACCATTGCCGCCGGAGAGCATGATGGCTATATACGCGCCGTGGGTATGGCTGGTATTGGTACGGCACCACCGGAAGCAAACTGGGTAGAACCGGTAGCCTATATTGATATGCAGGGCAATGTTCAGATCATCGACAGTGTGGTATTGCCACCTCCTACCAATCAGGAATACATCAAGCAGGTGGCTTATCAGGATACGGCACGAGAGGTTTTAGAAGATTGGGATATTGATACAACCGGTGTTGACAACTGCCTTTGGTTTAGGTATCCTTTGGCACTTTCCTTTCATGGCAGAGCTTGTGTTCCGTTCATTATTGTAGAGATAAAGATAAGCATGGAGCCTAATACTTTACAAGCGATGGCTGAAATCAGACCGGCGCTTCTTATAATAGCCCAAAAGACAGCAGTTAACCCCGAAAGCCTTAGGGCTACGGCAACGATAAACAATGCAAACGTGGAGGTGATTTAAATGCAGGCAACTGCAAACTGGTACCATAGTGCGATACTTCGTATTTTCAATAAGGAAATTTCATGGATGAACGATACCATCCGGGTCATGCTTGTAACAGACAGTTATACCCCGGATAAAACAACACATCAATTTAAGAGCCAGGTCATTGGCGAAGCAACCGGTACCGGCTATACTGCCGGAGGTGTTGCGCTTACAACAAAGACTGCGACCATTGACAATGTAACAGGGGTTTTCACTCTGGATGCGGCAGACAGTGTATGGGTCAATGCTACGTTATCCAATGTCAAGTACGCAGTGATATATGATGACAGCCATTCAAGTGATGCCCTGCTTGGATATATTGAATTGGATCAGGCTGTCAGTCCGCTTAATCAAAACATCGCCATTGAGTGGCATACTGATGGCGTGTTCAGCGTCACACTGGGAGGTGGAAGCATATGAGCAATTATGTAAGGAATTTTGAAACCGGGGAGATTGTGACGCTACCAAAACTTAAACCAGCACTACAGGTCAAAGGCAAAGCACTAATTGAGCTTTTCAATGAACGCTCTGGGAAAAAAGTGCTGGAGGCAGAAACAGAAAATGTAATTAATAACGTATTGGCCAAGGATGCTTTTATTTCTGGGTTTGACAGTTTGATAGGATGGAACTCACACAATCAATCGAGAAACTCTATGTTTCAGAATATCGTGCTTACCAATCACACCGGACCTGAGGACGCGGATGCTTTTTACATTAAAGGAGATACCATTGCCTGGGCCGGAAAGATGTCAGGATATATAGGAGCTGATGTCAAACGGGGCAGTATTAATATCGCTGAATCCTCCCGTGACTACGGAGAGTATAAATTCGTGTTTGACTGGCCCACTCATTCTGGAAATGGCACATTTCGTTCTATTTGGTGGGCGGGAGTCAACGGATATGAGCCGACAATAGACTTCAACTATTTAGGCTCAAACTCAATTTCAGGAACAAATACGACATCATACCGCCATTGCATTGGCCCGCAGTATTCTGTATATATCCCTCAAAACACAGGCATATTGGTTGTTAAAACACCTACCTATAACGGGATGACAAATCCAACATCTTTTAGCAGCCATTCTTCGGATACAATTGATTTGAGCTATATAGACACGAGAATTCAGGGAATATGGTGGGATGGAGAGTTCTTTTGGATCTATGGGGATAACAACCGAAAATACTATAAATGCGATGGCAATTTCAGCGTATTGCTTGAATTTGATACCCCAGCAGCGGCATCCAGTGCAGCATCAAGATATAACTTTACTACCTTCAACGGAAAGTTTTTTAGCTTTACGCAGGAATCAAGTACCGATTGGTCGTTAAGGCGCTATAACTATCAGGGCGTATTGGAGAATGAGTTTAACCTATATGGGCAAGAAGGCATTACCTCACCATCATCAATGCACATTGTGGGGAATGCAAAATCGCTCGTTTTCCATGAAGCGAATCTAAGCAGGATCGCTCTGGTGGATGCAAACGGGAACACACTTAAATTTGCTGTATATGCAAATAGTCATGTTTCAAACACTGATCGTTTTTATCGAAATCTGCTTTATGATCATAAGAGAAACATTTATTACGGAAGGTACCAATATTCAAGCAGTTACTCAAATTACCATCTTCAGCCGGTATGGTATCCGGGGGCACAGACCCTCCTTGCTTCTCCGGTTACAAAGACAAACTCGAACACAATGAAGGTGACATACACCTTTAAAGTGTCACTTCCCCAGTTTTAAAGAATCAACAAAACTGCTTTAGCACCCCCATCTTCAGGGGTGCTTTTTAATGCAAAAAGAAAAGAAAGCGAGGAATATAAACATGAAATCAATATGGATGTCTATTCAATTAGGCTTAAGTGCTGTAGGTGCTTATGTCGGATATTTCTTAGGCGGGTGGGATGGGTTCTTGTATGCCTTGGTCACCTTTGTCGTGATCGATTATATAACCGGGCTGATGGTTGCGATTTTGGACAAAAAACTATCCAGCGACATCGGATTTCGTGGAATATTTAAGAAGGTGCTTATCTTTGTGATGGTAGGCATAGGACATATATTTGATGCCCAGTTAATCGGAGATGGCAGCGCTCTTCGGACTGCCGTCATCTTCTTCTATATTTCCAACGAAGGTATCTCCATACTTGAAAATGTTGGTCGGATTGGATTGCCTATCCCCCAGAAAATTAAAGATATTCTGGAGCAGCTTCAAAACAAAGGAGGAAGCGATTCATGAACTTAAAAAAACTTATCTTTACCCAGAATGCCTGTTACAAAGCAGGCAGGACTATCACCCCAAAAGGAATTATGGTTCATTCCACCGGGGCAAATAATCCTAATTTGAGGAGATATGTCGGGCCGGATGACGGCTTGCTCGGCAAGAACCAATACAACAACCACTGGAATCAGGACAGGCCGGATGGCAGGCAGGTATGCGTTCATGCCTTTATCGGGAAGCTGGCCGATGGCTCTATCGCTACTTATCAGACTTTGCCTTGGAATCACCGAGGCTGGCACGGTGGTTCCGGCCCGAAAGGCTCAGTCAATGACACCCATATTGGGTTTGAAATCTGCGAGGATGGGTTAACCGACAAGGTCTATTTCAATGCGGTCTATAAGGAAGCCACTGAACTGTGTGCATATCTTTGTAAAGAGTACAAGCTAGATCCATTGGCGGACGGGATTATCATCGGGCATTTCGAGGGACATCGGCGCGGTATTGCATCCAACCACGGCGACCCGAACAACTGGTTCCCAAAGCACGGCAAGTCGATGGACACATTCCGCGCCGATGTCGGAAAGCTATTGGTAGCCTCTACACCTCCTGCACAAACACCAACCGTTCCAAAGAAACTCTATCGGGTTCAGGTAGGAGCATACAGTGTCAAGGCCAATGCCGAAGCCATGCTTGCCAGAGTCAAGGCGGCTGGATTCAAAGACGCTTTTATTGAAACTGATTAAGACTGCCTATCCAGTACGCAAGCACCCCTCTTCTGTCTGTAGACGGTAGAGGGGTGCTTTTCTTTTCCCACCTTGATCAGATGTTTAAAAAGACGGGAGTTGTCCGGACTCAAACCAGACTTTTCTGTCCTGTGGTTGGTGGAAGGGTTAAACGCCCTCCGATTGGAGGAAATGAAGATGACAAATTTTACAGAAGAAAAGTCGGAAACCGGTTATAAGAAATACCCTGTTACACAGGAGCAGCTGCAGCGTGAAGTCAATTATGTAATGGCGCAGAGAATCCTTGAATCCTTGCTTGATAAAGGATTAATTTCCCTGTCAGAATTCAACAAGATAACCATACTGAACCGCCAATCTTTCTCCCCCGCTCTGGCTCCGATTATGCCAGAAAATCGTTGATATTACTTGGGTTCAGAGGTAATATGTGACACTGACAAGGAGGTGAGAACTTGAAAAAGGTAACGAAAATCGCTCAAAATACAGCCGATTTTACAGAACGCCCTAAGCTGCGTGTTGCGGCTTATTGCCGTGTATCCACCGATAGTGATGATCAGCTGGTAAGCCTTGATACACAGATAAAACACTACGAATCCTACATCAATGCAAATCCCGACTGGGAGTATGCCGGACTTTATTACGACGAAGGCATCACAGGCACCAAAAAGGAAAAACGGCCTGAACTGCTTCGGATGATTGCTGACTGTGAAAGCAAGAAAATTGATTTCATCGTAACAAAGTCCATCAGCCGATTTGCCAGAAACACCACCGATTGCCTGGAACTGGTCAGGAAGTTGATTAATCTCGGCATCTTCATTTATTTTGAGAAGGAAAACATCAACACCGGGTCAATGGAAAGCGAACTCATGCTGTCAATCCTAAGTGGACTGGCCGAAAGCGAGTCGGTCTCCATTTCAGAAAACAGCAAGTGGTCGGTAAAGCGCCGCTTCCAAAACGGCACCTTCAAAATCTCCTATCCCCCCTACGGCTACGATGCCGTGGATGGGAAGATGGTTGTGAATGAATCTCAGGCAGAAGTCGTCCGCTTCATCTTCGCTGAAATCCTGTCCGGCAATGGCACACATAAAATTGCTGATGAGCTGAACCGCCGCAATGTGCCAACCAAAAAAGGCGGCCGCTGGACGGCAACAACCATTCGTGGGATGATCGGCAACGAAAAATATACCGGTGACGCCATTCTCCAAAAGACCTATACCGATGAGCATTTTAACCGCCATACCAACTACGGTGAAAAAGACCAGTACCTGATAAAAAATCATCATGAAGCGATTATTAGCCATGAAGATTTTGATGCCGCACAGAGAATCATTGAACAGCGCGGCAAAGAAAAAGGTGTGGAAAAGTATCAGGGTAAGTACCAAAACCGATACACATTTTCGGGCAAAATTATCTGCAGTCAGTGCGGCGGCAAATTTAAGCGCCGAATCCACTCCACCGGCAGACATAATATCGCATGGTGTTGCTCCACTCACATTACCGACATAAAGAGATGCTCCATGAAATACCTATCGGAGTCCGATTTTGAATATGCGTTTGTCACCATGATGAACAAACTCATATACGGGCACAAGACGGTTCTAAAGCCCTTGCTCGAAAGTCTGGGTGGCATAAATTCCAACGACAGCCTGGCAAGCATACGGGAGATTGACAGGAAACTCGAAGAAAACGCTGAACAGCGAAAGGTACTGGTGAGCCTTATGACCAAAGGCTACCTTGAGCCTGCCGTTTACAATAAGGGTAACAACGAATTGCTCCAAGAAGTCGAACGCCTGCAACGACAAAAGGAATCCTTGATTCGCTTCATAAATAACGACAGCCAAAACCTTAATGAAGTCAATAAGCTATTACACTACACCACTAAAATAGCGATGTTTACCAACTTTGACGGAGATATTTTCAATCGTTTTGTGGAGCGCATTATTGTATATTCCAGGTCGGAATTAGGATTTGAACTCAAATGCGGCATTACACTGAAAGAAAGGCTGGTGAAATAAATGGGACACACACCCTTTGGCTACCGAATAGAAAGCGGCAAAGCCGTGATAGACAACGAAGCTACTGATCAGATAAGGACCTTGTTTAATTCTTATCTCTCCGGTAATTCATTGGATACTGCCGCCAAAAAAGCTGGAATCAAATCCTTCCATGCCGGTATCGGCAGGATACTCCAAACTGCTCGTTATCTCGGTGATGAGTATTATCCTGCAATTATTGAACCGGATACTTATATGGCCGTACAAGCAGAACGTATCAAGAGGGCTGAAAAACTCGGCCGCATCCGAGAACCAAAAGAAGAAAAAAAGGTCGTCTTCCCCTCTTCATTCCGAATGAACGAAGGAATACAGCGGTATGACGACCCATTCCAGCAGGCGGAATACGCCTATAGTCTGATAGAAAGTGAGGTGCAAGAAGATGGATGTCAGTAAAAGTAGTCACCGTGATTCCGGCGAGAAAACACAATCGCAAGAATAAAGATGAAGAAAAACCAAAACTCCGTGTAGCTGCATACTGCCGCGTTTCTACAGATAGCGATGAGCAAGCCACCAGTTATGAAGCGCAGATTGAACATTACACAACCTACATCAATGGACACCCAGACTGGGAGATGGCTGGGATATTTGCGGATGACGGCATTTCCGGCACAAACACCAAAAAACGTGAAGAGTTCAACCGCATGATTGACGAGTGCATGGCAGGCAGCATTGACATGGTCATTACCAAGTCTATCAGCCGATTTGCCAGAAACACCCTAGACTGCCTGAAATACATCCGCCAGCTGAAGGACAAGAACATTCCCGTATATTTTGAAAAGGAAAACATCAACACTATGGATTCCAAGGGTGAAATCATGCTCACTATTATGGCTTCCCTCGCCCAACAGGAAAGCCAGTCCTTAAGCCAAAAATGTGAAGATGGGCCTGCAATACCGCTACCAACAAGGTGAGATTCAAGTAAATTGCAACTGGTTTCTCGGTTATACCAAGGATGAGAACAAGCGACTGGTAATTGTTCAGGAGGAAGCCGAAATCGTAAAACGTATCTACAGAGAATACCTTGAGGGAGCCAGTATGCTGAAAATTGCCCGTGGCTTGGAGGCTGACGGCATTTTGAACGGTGCTGGTAAGGAAAGGTGGCATACCAGCAACATCAACCAGATTCTCCGAAATGAAAAGTACATCGGAGATGCCCTCCTGCAGAAAACCTATACCGTTGACTTCCTAACGAAAAAACGGGTCAAGAACAACGGCCTTGTTCCGCAGTATTATGTGGAAAACAGCCATGAAGCCATCATCCCGCGTGAAATTTTCATGCAGGTACAGGAGGAACTGGTCAGGAGACGGTGTGTTCATCTTAGCAAAAACGGAAAAAAACGCAGTTTCAGCAGCAACCACTGTTTTTCCAACATGGTCATCTGCGGCAACTGCGGCGAGGTGTTCCGCAGGGTTCACTGGAACAACCGTGGGAAGAAATCCATCGTCTGGCGGTGTGTCAGCCGCCTGGAAAACACCGGCCTGTTCTGCGATGCCCGCACAGTCTTGGAAAGCACCATCGAGCAGGTACTAATTTCAGCCATCACCAAAACACTATGTGACAAGGATGCTTTCCTCACCACTTTGCAGAAAAACATTGAAACTGTTCTATACCATGAGAATGACAAGACCCTGGCGGGTATCGATAAGCGGCTCGAGGAACTGCAAACACAGCTTTTGAAGCTGGCCAGCTCAAAAACCGACTACGAAGATATCGCTGATGAGATTTACAGTCTGCGTGAGCAGAAGCAGAAGGCTCAGGTGGAAAGCGCCGGACGGGACGAACTTCGCAAAAGGATTGACGACATGGGTATTTTCCTGCAGGAGCAGCCCACCGCAATTACCAAATATGACGAGTCACTTGTCCGGCGACTGATTGAAAAAGTTACCGTTCACGAGGACAAATTCACCGTGGAATTAAAGTCCTGCGTGACGGTGGGTGTTGAAGAATAAGAAACACAAACAAGCCACTCTACAAATTTGATGTAGGGTGCCTTGTTTAACTAACATCCTAAAACCTTGTAAATCTGAATTGAACTAAATGTTTCTTTTATTCTTCATTATCATTTGAATTGTTTTTTCTCATTACTATTGAATAAATTACCCCTTGTGATACAAAGGATATAAATAGGAGAACCAATAGAATCCACCATCCAATCGACTCAAAAATATCCTCTGGAACCATTAATGTATATCCCATATAAGTTAAAAACAATGCACCTTGAATAATTCTAAATGCTTTTGCATCTGCTTCATTCTTTAAGGTGACGATTCTTTCATCATTCTCGTTAACAAGAATCTTACGCATTTTGTGTGGAGATTTTTTTATTCGCGTGAGCTTAGTATAATAAACAAAAGCTACACTCAATGGGATAAATGATAACCCTACAATCGCTTTGTTGTTTTTTATTAGATTGATGTCCAGCAGACTAAAAACAATCCCTATTGCGAGGAGAACCAAACCAATAGCAAGTGTTACTAACATAATCACTTTAGATTCTTTCATAATTTTTTCAGTATTCATAAATTATTCCTCCCAAAATAAGTCATTCAACGTCTTATTGAGCGCCTTGCATATTTCAATACATAACCTTAGACTCGGGTTGTAGTTACCTGACTCAATTAAATTTATCGTCTGTCTCGTTACTCCTACTATCTCAGCTAATTGCTCCTGCGATACTTCAGATTCTATTCTGGCGATCTTCATTTTTTTGTTTTTCAAGAAGTCTTCACCTCCATTTATATTATAGCACGTTACATTACATATTGTCAATTATATATTACATTTTGTAATGCGCTATTATGCGTGACTTTGAGCAATCAAAAAGAGCTAGAGATTTTACTCTCCAGCCTCCCTCTTAATATATTCAAATGAGAGAAATATTAAGTTTCGCTACGTTATCACTGCGCTCAACTAATGTAACCGGTACCATACAGTTGTACTGTTGCGGCGTGACGGTGGATGTAAATGAATAAGATNNAAAAGTAATCAAGGCACTCTACGTAATTGCGACGTAGGGTGCCTTACGCTATATTATTCTATATTTTTTACATCGGCTTATTAGTTCTTTCATAAACTCTTCACGGTTCATAGGCGATATATATGTCGTACCTGTAATAAAACCCTTACCATGCTGCCGTATTTCAATGCGTTTCGTTGATAATGCCATTGAAGATAGCATGTTCTGCGAAAGTTTCACCGATTTAATTTTCTCGTAGACTATTTTTTCAACGAACGGACCACTCCTGCATTATAGGTATTCACCCCTGAACTCATAAAAAGTGCCAAAGTATATCCAAAACATAAAGCATGTCATTGGAACACCAACTAAATATCCAATGATTTTTTCATCTTGTGGCACAATCATCATGCTAACCAACATTATCAATACCGTTCCGAATATTATAATTTTTAGCCAAAAGTCAATCTTTGATTTTACTCTCATTCAATCACCTCTTTGTTGGGTTTCACTTAAATATCATCCAACCTGACTACACAACCTCGCCAAATCCAAAAAACATCTAAATCGACCACTCGCGAACCCCTGACATCTAACCTGACCACTCGCCAAGCACCGACATCTAAATTGACCTCTTGCAAGGAAAAACGCTCGTTTCGACTTGTTTCCACGAAGTGAAAATTCATAGATTTTCACGCATCGATTTTCATGCATAAAAGCCTAAAAAGGCTTGATTACAGGGTTTTTTACACACTCACTCATTTACCCTTGTTATCAATACTACCGTCTCAACGTGTGAAACTTAGGCTATTTCACACTTTTCCTGAGAATCCGCAATTCTTTTGTATACAAGCCTGTTTCTGCTATATAATATACACCATCAGAAACTAAAACTGAATAGGCTATTTTGAATTATCGGAGGGTATGTTGTGTGGAAGCTAAAAATATCAGGAAAATAGATGCTTATCAAAAGACCATCAAAAACGCTGCCATATACTGCCGTGTCAGTAGCGGAAAGGCAAAACAGCTTAACAGCCTGACGGCACAGATATCTGCGCTGACGAGAATAGTTTATTACATCCCAAGTTGCAGACTTAAAGATATTTATGTTGATATTGCATCCGGCAAAAACGCCACAGGGCGCAAAGAATATCAGCGGATGCTGCGAGACTGCCGCTGTGGGGAAATTGATATCATTTATGTAAAAAGTGTAAGTCGGTTCGGCAGAGATACGGTTGATGCACTGTCTGCGTTTAACGAAATACGTCCGTTGGGTGTTTGCACTCTTTTTCAGGAGGAGGGAATTGATTCCGATAACCTTGAAGCCTCTCTGATGCTATCGATTGCAACCTCTCTTGCCCAGGCAGAAAACGAATCACGCAGTGACAATATCAATATGGGAATCCAGTTCGGAGCTATGTCGGGGACATCAAAGCTATACTCAAAAAAGTGCTTTGGCTACGACCATGACAAAGACGGCAATCTGGTCATCAAGGAGCCAGAAGCATCAGCTGTTCGGTTGATTTTTGATAGGTATCTTGCAGGATACAGCATTATAGGTCTGCGTAAGCTGTTACTTGAAAAAGGAATCAACTCTCCGACTAACAAAATATTATGGTGCAAACAGTCCATCGAGATGATTCTAAATAATAATAAATATACCGGAGACTCGATCATACTTGACCCTGAGAAAACTCAAAGCGGCAGAGATGGTTATTGCGTTTATGGTCATCATCCAGCGATTATCAATCGAGAAATGTTTGAAGCCGTACAAATAGAGAGGGTCTCCCGCAGCAACGTTTATCAAACAGAGACTGGGAAGAACCGAAAATCCACGAAGTACAGTTCAAAAAGAAAGACTAACCAACAGATTCATTAGATAATGAAATTTACCGTCTTCGTGACAAAAAGCAAAAAGATCAGGTGGAAAGCGCCGGACGAGACGAACTTCGCAGAAGGATTGATGACATGAGCACGTTCCTTCGGGAGCAACCCACCACCATAGACAAATACGATGAAGAGCTTGCCCGACGGCTGATTGAAAAAGTAACAGTTTGTGAGGACAAATTCACCGTTGCATTCAAGTCCGGTGTGACGGTGGGTGTGATTTTGAATAGTTGAAAAATTCAGATTATTGTTGAAGGAATATTTTAGTAATGATAGAAATGTATGCATGGGAATGAATGGAATATAATAAAAGGAGCGATGCGCATGAAGAGCACCATACAAAGAGTATTGATTGTTATGTTGGTAGCCTTCATACTGTTCCCTTCGATCGGCACGACGCTCGGGTCAGAACCGGAAATCATGTTTTGTGCCCAGGTACAGGATTACATTGAGCATCCTTCGGATTATGTATGTGTCGATGTGGTCGCAGGAAACAATAACGATGCTGATATTTACATTCAAAGGATTGACCTATTCCGGGAAGATACGAATACATTACTCACAAGTATTCCGGTAGATGCGGTATTGAAACCGCTCAATGTTCCTTACACGACTGCTGAATTCAAATCTGCATTCTTCTCCAGAGTGGAACTGCCAGACGATGCAAAAACAGCAGAAGACTTCATGTCGGAAAACCAGGGGCTTACATACTACGAAATGGTGACCATCCCCATGGATGAACTTCTGGATGATGTGCGTCCGGATCAGGTGTACCGGATTAAAGGTGTCATTGTCTATGAAATGAACGGTAATACTTATGAAGCGCAGGATCAGTCCGGCGGATACTATGCCGAGGCGCCTGCTTTCCTGGAGGAAGAAGCCGACCTGGGAGAGAATATGATTCTTGCAGTTCCCAGCGGTTGGTCAAGAGCCGATATGCATATTCACAGTATATACAGTGATGGCACATTTATCGATTGGCTTTTTAGTGCAGCCCAAAGCTCATTAGGGTCATCTACTCAAAGGAAGACCATCAGCATCACAGACCATAACGATATGATGGATTCTCTAGAATGGAGTGTACGGAATGACGTGATAGATTATTACCAGCAGTATTTCGATTATGTTACTGTGGGAAGAAATTTAGAGTTGACTACATCTTCAACTAATGACCATATGATAACTGTAGGTCTAACAGGCTTCATCCCAGGAACAAATAGCTTGTCGAACTACTTGTCTACACTAAACAATCAGGGAGCTCTTGGTGGACCGGCACACCCGAAAAGTTCGCCATATACGTGGAGTAACACAGATTTGCAGACCAGCGGTTTGAAAGTGACGGAATTGGGGAACGGCGGGACCCCTCATCAAGGAAATATTGATGCTTGGGATCTCATGCTAAAAACTGGGATTAGTTCCACCGTTCCAAGCGGCAGCTATGAGATTGGTTTGGGTGGAAGCGATGCCCATTTTTCTAGCTCCGTGGGACAAGGTATCACCTGGCTGTATGGGGTGACATCTAGCGAATCCACCATTAAGACAGCTGTCAATTCCCGGAAGGTCAGTTTTGCCTTGAGCACCCATACTTGGGCCAGCTTTTCGCTATATTCCAACTCAACTACCTATGCAATGGGTGTGACAAACGGTGTGATCAATGGCAGCACTATCACTCTGAATATTCAGCATGAGGCGATTGGAGGATATACACGCCAAATCACTAATGTCCGAATTGTCAAATACGATACTGTAGATAATACGGTGCGAACTTACGATATGACTCCGTCTTCATCGACAGCCACCAGCAAATCTTTTTCTAGTACGAATAACATGTACCCGAAAGTCAACTCAAAAGGGTACTACCGGATTGAAGTTACTGTACAGCACACCGATTTACCTGGTGGAATCACCTATTTAGGAAAGGCCTATACAAATCCGATATTCTTCTCGAGAGGGAGCAATTAAGGTAGTGTTGTGATATTGAGAGGGGATGCATCCATGGATAAGAGGACACGCAATCTGTACCTTATTCATTTACTGGTACCAGGGGTTGTCCTAATAGTGTATCTTCTGCTTCTTTCTTTTATACATCTTTTTGTTGCGATATCAATGCTGATCGCTTTGGAGATCATCTTGAATCTGAGATATCCACTGGCAGATTTCAAAAGATACTACTTCGTTAATGCTTTAGGAGTATTTATTTATATGTCAATCTTTATTCTCTGGCATAAAAACATGCCCTCTTTCGAGAGGCACTGGTTGTTGAGCTACAATGGGATATTGATAGCAATACTCGCACCGTTGCTGGGATATGTTCTCAAGTTTTTTTTGGATAAAAAGCAAACGATTTATTTGGCACACATGCTGATGCCGGGAGTTATCATGCTAATCACAAAAATAGTAAACCGGGGCAATGTTCACGGGATTGCTTTAATGACGGCTGTGCTGGTTGTCATCATCTGGCAGATTTATGGTTCAGTCGGATTGACAATCCGAAATGTTTGGAAATTCTATTTGGCGAATGTCATTGGACTGATTCTGTTCTGTATGGTCTTCACATACGAACAGATTTTGATGATTTCGTTACACTATTGGTTTGAAGATAATAAAGGGGTTATTGGTTATAGTTTCCTTATCCCAATAATAGGATTGTTTGTTGGATGGATTAGAAACAATGAGATAAACCAGCATGAGCAGAGTAAGCCTGCAGAAAAGGAATGACTGTATGTTGCTTTGGGTTTAGATGAGTTGCTTCTGATTTGATTTCCC